GTGTTCCGGTAAGTCCACTGGTGAATGAAAGTCTATATTCATTTGAAAGCCCTTTCCCCCTGTAAGATATATCCTTGGGATAATCTTTTGTGGTTTGCAAAACCGGCGTATAAATTTTCTCACATCCATCAAACATTTTTTAACATCCTTATTATCATCAAAGTCAAACCATATTGTATTCAGCATAGCTGATTCATAGTTTGTCTTTCCATCTGCTTTATCTTTAGCGTCATCAAATACATAGACACTTGTGTAACAGTTCTTCTTTTCGTTAAACTTTTTTACTTGCGTTTCTAATTCCTCTACTGAGTAACAGCGGGCTATTCTTGCTGGGATTCCGAATTCTCTGAAATACATTTTAACTCCTCGACTTCGATACACCAATCCCAAGGGATTGCAAGTATATCTACTCCGTCAACATCTGACCAGTGTTGTACGAGTATTAAAGCCTTTCCGTCATCTGCTACCTTTTCCCCTATACTCTCACAATATGAGAGATGGTTAGAGGGTTCCTTTATATCTATCTGAGATACTTTAATCTGCTGTGCGCAGTCTCTCCATTTAACTTTGACTATCGGTCCATTCTTTCCTAACATAATCTTTCCACTCCTCAAACATATCTGCGACTATACATAAGTCATTATCATGTTTGTAATATTTTGAATTTGGCGGTGTTTCAGTTACCATGACTGGATTATATGGTCTATCAAACAATAACCTATCATACGGTATTTGATTCTCCATTAACCATTCCTTTGTGGCCATAACCCAATCTAATGAGTTAGGTCTTTTACACCAAATCGTTATATGGTGTTCGTTTTTCATTAGCCACATCATAAAATCTTTTACGTTGGCTAACGGTCTTGCTAGTTCTACATCATGGTAGTCTTTACATGGAGTGCATATGACTCCATCCATTCCAAATACTAAATTCATTTCTTTTTCCTTGACACCTTTCTTTTAGGTTCCATGTCTTTCTGAACCATGTTTATCCAATCAACCCATCTCTTACCTATAGGTCCATGCCAATCGTAATGTTCCTTAGCATGTTTACGTCCTGCTGCACCAGCTGCTAATTTCTTAGTTGGGTTATCATAATAATATTGTAGAGCTTCACATATAGCGTTTTCTGATACATTAGCTCTTTGTGGTGCTGCTCTGTTAGGTGTGTCCCACCACATATCTTTGTAAGGAAGTAGTATACCTCTCTCACAAAAATCTTCTTCTTCAAGATGGTCTCGTCCGTGAGGCATTGGGTCATAGTGACCTCCACCTAAAGGATACATAGGCACATCTTCAGTCTCAGGGTTATCACTCTTAATAAGTTCATATGATGTTGTATAATTAGTAGCGCATATAGGAACACCACAAGACATAGCTTCCAAGGTTGGAATACCAAATCCTTCTCCACCTGTTGGTAGAACAAATACATCCATACAATTATATAAATGAGCCATTCCTGCTTCATCAATAGCTTCACCTTTATCTAAAGTTCCCATTAGAGAAGGTAATAAATAATCCCCTACTCCATATTGGTCTGCAAATTGTGGGAATGGCCAGCCCATAAAATCCTGCCAATCCATGTGTAAAATTAATTTAGCTTGTTTTGGACTGAGGTTATTCTTCTTAACGAACTGAGCAAATCCTTTAACCAGACGGGGAATGTTTTTTCTATGTTGATTTCTTGATACTGTGCCTACAACAAAAGCATCTCCAGCTACATCTGTAAGAGGGACTTTACCATAGTTTGGGTTCATAATAGGTTTAAATAAATTACAATCTACTCCGTGTGGAATATATGTAGTATCAATATTAAAATCTTTTTTAAGTCCTATCTGTCCATAGCGTGACATTGCTACTCCATAATCAATAACATCTACTTGTCTCTGCCATTGTGGTAATGACGGTTCTCCATCGTAAGGTATAATAACTCCGAGCTTCCACTCTACACCTTTTCTAACTTCTTTATATGCATTGTTAAACATATCTTGTCTTTCTTTACGACTTAACCATGTACCATCTGGTTTTCGTAATGGTAATTGCATAAAGTTAGGTATCTTCGAATCAGTTATATGCTGAAACATTTGGAAATCTAAGTGAGCTAATATTAAATTTGGTTGGAATCCTGTACACCAATGAGGGAAAGATTTAGCACCATACTTTTCATCTCCCGGAAACATTATAGGTAGATTTTCAAAGGCTACCCATTCTTTATCTTGACCTAATGGCCATGGAGTTTCCCATTTTGCATGGTGTGGATTCTGACATCCTCCATACCCTATATGGTGTCCTTCCTTAGTTAATATACATGATATATTTTTAGTGTTAGTTCCAAATCCTGTAGGTGCCCAAGGACTATCTGATACTGTCATTATCCTTAGCTTATCTTTTTTAGGTTTAAATTTTAACTCGTGTGAGTATTTACCTACCCTGTCTTCTGGTACAGACTGGAAAGGTGTAACTGTTTGAGCTGCTGCCTGTGATTGCGGTGAGGGCTGTTTAATCATAATAATTACCTTATTGTTTTATTGCTATTATGTCTCGCTTGTTTACGATAACGGTCCCTTTTTCACCAGTAAGATATACAAAATTTTCATCGTCATTCGTTATCTTTCCTCTACCGACTTTCGTCTTGTCCTCTTCACGCCACACAATCTTGACTTCTGCATCTTGCAAAAAAGATGCTAATTGTTTACTATCATTTTCGTCCATTTTATTCACGTCCCATAGGGTTAGGAGCTGTCTTACGGACAGTCCTGTATTTAATTCAGACGAATTAGTATATAAAGCTTGCCCTAACATAGCTGTTCCGCCCAAGCACCTAATTGTCTTAATTCATCTAATGATGCATTTGATTTTAAATTATTAGCTCTCCACGATATAATCTGAATGTTATCTATATGATGTTCTTTAGTAGAATCTATTCTATCTACACTCGGTGAAGACCATCTTTGATTACAAGCTCCTTCAACATAATCTTCTAACTCCATTCTTATACCCAGCACTGGACATATATAATAACCTTCTTCGTCCTTCTCTAATCCTGAAAAGAGAGGTAAGAAGGATTCATTAAATAAAATATTGTTAGCGCGAGTTTCCTTTGTAGTTTTATATCTTTGAATTGGTGGAAGTTTATTACCTTCTTGTGACATTAAACTCCTCCATCTAAGAAAGGTATACCATTCGATGTCATTACGTCTATCCTTTTGTTTGTTCCATTGAGTGCAAGTTAATGTCCACATACTACACCCTCTTAGATTATCATGTGCTCCAGCTCCAAACATTTCACGGGGCCAGCACATTTTGTAAGGTTTACAATCAGGACAACTACACTCTGCTATTTCATCATCATAGTAATAGATAGGGTTTCTACCATATCCTGTTTTTGGGTCTTTCATATCCACTCTGCTAAGGATTGTTGTTTTTCATCCAATAAAGTTAATGGAGGTCTCTTCCTTATCCTATCTTTTAATCCAAACTTATCGAGTAGTGTACTAACAGTGTCCCAATAGTAACGCATATCTATGTCCTCAACTCCATTAACTACATCTCTCAGTTCATATCCAGTTTTAGCTTTAACATAATGATATGCTGTTCCTTCAGCAGGTTCTATTCCTATCTCTTGTCCTTTCTTAATTAGTTGAACTGTTAAATCAGTTTGAGATTTATATTCTTCTAACGGCCTATGCATAGCACGACGCATAACAAAATCATCTAACTCATATTCTTTTAAATCATATAGTTTATCAATAAAAGAATGATTAATCGTATTGTCAAGTCGCGCTTCAATAAGCTTTTCCAATACTCTTAAGTAGAATTTAGAACGAGAGGTAGCTTTAAATGTAGACCCATGTTTAGTGAGACTACCATCTTCGTTACGAAGGACATAGTTACCTATCTGTAACCAGACTCCTTCCTTAAAGTAGTCTTTATCCATTGCGATATGTTCGGGTTCTGAATCTGGTATGTGATGTTTAAGGACTCTTCTTAGTCTGTTAGTGAGCCATTCGACGTCGACATCCACATTAGTATTAATCCCATCAGTATGTACATATACCACAGCATCTTCTCCATATCGGCTATTGATAATATCGACACCTGATAGAAGGAGCCAGCGCGCAATTGCCGTGATAGCAATGCCCACCCCCATATCACCATAGCTAATGTAAGGATTAGCGTTTGCACCATAAAAGGTATTCACCATTATTTTTAGAGCATTGGACCTGCTCTTATCTCCTTTCGTTGACCCAAGCTTATAAGGCTTTCGCATCTCTTTAAATAGATTACACATTTCATATAGACAACTCTTCTTGTTTTGGTCTATCTTGAGCATGAGTCGCTTATCTACTTTATTATCTGGCACATATAATATACCATCTTTGAATTCTATCTTATCTTGATAGTCATCATAGCCTACAATCTGTGTAGTATCTGGTCCCAGATTAAGCGCCATTGCGATTGATGGATAGAAAGAGCTAAAGTCTACCTTGATATTTCTCTCATGGTAACCAGCTTGATAAAGCTCTATGTGGGCAGCTTGATAGTTACCCTTGTCAGCTCTAAATATCTCTGGGTGCCTTGTTTTGTTATTTGTAAGCGTTACTATGCGTTGCTTAAATAGAGACCTGCCCTGTAGAATTTTCGTAATATAGCTACTGGGGGCATTACAATAGGTTGCCAGAGGAACGCATAAAGTCTCTGCGATATACTGAATCTGAGGGAAATAATGGTTATATAAATAAAGGGTTGCGTCAACATCGCTTAATACATATTCGTGTATCTCCTTGATGTCGTAATCAAGTAGAGCTTTGTTTTCAAAGTCTAACTCAATGGGGTCCAATCCAAAATTTCTTGCAACACTCTTTAATCCACGTGGAATGCCTGATAGTGAGTAGTCAAGGCGAGTCCACCTCAGTAAATCGAGGACTATACGTCCTCCAGCGTTCATCTTAAGGTCTTTCTGGTCTTTAGGGGACTCAAATCCCCATGTGATACCATCTCTATTTAAATAAGATAGATATTGTTTACGTTGTATTCCGTGATGCTTTACCCTGTGGAGAATCTGAGGGATATCATAACCCACCAAATTATAGCCACAGAGGATGTCAGGGTCGTATTCCTTGACATACTTTGCAAAGTCCCATAGAACTTCCTTATCGTTTTCACCGTCCCATAAAAAGACTTCGCGCTCTCCAGTAGAAGTAACGACACCAATGGCTACTACTGGGTATTTTTCTCCAAAGGGGAAAGACCCATCGGGGGAGTGTGTCTCAATATCAAACACCAAACACCTCACTTCCTGTTCATTAGGGAAATGAGAGAAAAAGTCTGGATGTTCAATACATAGCCTCTCTAAGAGAGACTCTCTTCCACCATCAAAAAGCGCTGTCTTCGGAAGTATATCTCTGCCGGGAGTATAGTAATGTTTTTGTAAATGAAGTTTCTGGTCTGAAGCTATCGCTGTGTATGGCTCACTCATCTTAGGCCCCTCAGTATAGAAGTATGGAAGATAAGGAGATTTAACTACCTCAGCTTGACCATTTCTATACAACTTTACTTTAAGGCTCTTGTCTCTCAAGTCTATTGTCTTGGGAGAGAGTGAAGCCATCAACGGAACTTTCATTCTTCTTCCTCAGTTACATTAGTAGCACGTTCAGAAGGAGGTCGAGGGTCAACCTTTACCTCAGCTTCTTCTATTTGCCACATATCAATTAGTAATACAGCATCTCGGATAGCGGCGGCCCATGCACGATGGATGTCAGCTACCTCTTTCTCTTCTATAAATTGCCCTGACATGTCGTAGTGAAAGTCACTACACTTAGTCAACAGTGTTATCCACTGTAGGCGTTCGTCGTCTGTGCTAACTACCAAGTTATCTTTACTTGGCATTGTTAGGCAACTCCGTGCCTTGACTGATTCTATAGTTACGGGCTTGTTCTTCAGTCATACGCCCTACTAATTTACTAACATTTTTATGCATCAAATCACTTAGAGTTATGCCATATAATGTGCATAAGTTAGTGAGATACCACAAAACATCACCCATTTCATCGATAATAAGTTCTTTGTTATCGACGTCATCTCTTATTTCTTTTTTGAATGCGCCACCTACTTCGCCAGCTTCATTCATTAGACCTATCATTAGGTATTCTTTTTCTTTCGTAATAGGATATCTTGCACTGTGTTTGCAAAAATCTATATACGTTGCTTCCATTACCATATATTCAACTCCTCTGGTATTATGTCTCTTCTGAGAATCCAATTCCTCTCATTTGGGAGATAGCGATAAACTAAGTCTGCTCTTGAATCAGACTGAACGGTCCAAGGTTTGATTAATATTAAATCATCTACTCGGACCCACATTCTTTTCTTAAACTTACCACCGATTCTAACCATTCTCATTTGGTTATCTTCACACATAGCGAGAAGACGTGAACCTCCAGACATCTCTCGAACAACTGCGAATTGTTCGTCTTTGGTAGGTAGTTTAACCTTCTTCGTAAAATACTCTGACGGCTTCGTCTTCTTCTTCATTGTAATCTCCTTCTGCTTTTAATAGAAAGGACTCATAGTCCTTAATCTTTGCATCTTTAGCAGACTTAAACACTGAAGGATATTCAGCGTCATCTACTTCCGTTGCTCTCTCTGCTCCCGCACCCAGTTCAATGTTGTTCCCGTTAATCGGGTCAACAATTTGGATACGGCTACAACTGCTCCTAATGTATTCGTCAGCCACTTCAGGCCAGTTCTCTCGTATAAACTCTTTCGTGTTGTCAATCAAATCACTCCATTTTATTTTAGACTGAGGTGATGTCAAAAGAGGACTCTTATAATATAAGATTCTTTTTCCATCTTCTTCACTTTCTAAGAACCCTGTCATCAGTAGTCCTGATATAACGGGTCTCAGTTTAGTGAAGGGTAAACCAGCAGCCTTCGCAGCTTTCTTGATTTCTGCTTCTGACATTTTGACTGTATCACTATCTGCAAAACCAAATCTATCCAGTCTGGATTCAGGGAATAGTTTTAATATATCTGTTCCATGACTTGGCATGTGTAGACACTCTTCTACGAATGACTGAAGATATATTCTAAGAGCTAACCAGTTATGCTTAGGTGATACTAAGCCATAGTGAACTCCATCTTTATCTACTCTGGTTAATTCCTGTGGATAGAAACGTGCAACTGCATTCACAAGTCTCAATAGATATTGAACTTTAGAACGTGAAACAGGGAACGCACTTGGAATAGCATCAATCAAAAAGGGAGCACAGGGATTCTTAATAACAGTTCCCCTATCATCATCCTTTTCTGATATACAATCTTTTATGTGTTCTTTCAGTTTGTTTATTTCATCCTCATCCATATTGGTAATAGATGTTTTAGGAAGAGCTGAATGCATCAGCTTGTATCTCAATACTCTCTCAGTTTGTTCTACTGTGGGATTAGTATGCATAATCATACATCGACGTTCTAACTCAGCATCAAAGTAAGCTGAACCTTTATCGTTTTCTACTGCTACACACATGAAAACAAATTTCTTATATAAGTTCTGCGCTCGTGCTGTCTTAGTAGTGACATCGGTCACCTTACGATTAGCTGTTCTATCATCAGCCCATGTTTTAATTATCTCCATAACCCCTTCAGGTAGCTTTTGTGCTTCAGGTATAAATACAAAACGAGACATATTTATATCTGTTTTGTCATACCATATAGCAGTCTCAGATAAATGTTCCATTGTATAATACCACTCTTCAGGAAGTAACATTTTGACAGCATCCATGATAACTGTCTTACCTGTTCCTGAATAAGCTTTGATACAAAAGTTATTATCTTCTAACAAATAAGCTAATGCTGAAGTGAGAGCTACAGAGTCTTCTCCTAATATAGGAGCCAGAGTGCCATCACTCTTACGGGCATTATGGAAATACCTTAATAGGTCATGCAGTTCAAACTTTTTCTTCATCTCTCCAACTCGCTAACCACTGTGGTGGTGCCCTGTCAAATCGATTCTTATACCATTCGACAATCCATGTATTTATATTTTCTTTTGTTAATACTTGTATTGCGTCTGTTAAAGAATAACCTTCTGCATAGAGTCCATTTAATTTTTCCTCTATAACATAAGATAAATAATCAGACAAATCTGTTCTCGTTCTATCTACAACCATTTCTTCCTCGCTTTCCTTAAGTTTAGCACATTGTTTTCACACAACCTCGTAGTAAAAGTCTTTAGTTCTTTCTCAGAATATCCTGCAAAGTTATCTTTAAGTATTAAAAATAAATCAATCATGGTGATTGGTTGTCCTTCTTTCTCTTTTAGATGCTCTACTATTTCTTCTGGAACTACCCATGTATAGGACTGTTCCTCTGAAGATTCTAAAGCTGGTCTGAACTTCTCTTTTACAAACATATCCATCTCAGTTGGTGTTAACTCATACCCATTTACAGGTTTACCTTGAGATGTCATTATCTTAGTTCTTTTTATCTCAAAAACTAAATCAGTTGGGTTTTCATTTCCATCTATTATTTTTGAAAATAACTGTTGGAAGTGTGTATGTGTTGATAATGTTACACTCATATAAGATACTCCATGCTTACCACCACCCTCGTATTCACTCTGTTGATGATAGATACCGTAGGTAAATTCGTTTATCTTAGGTATTTCACGTTCACAGTGTATACAATTACCATCTTTAGCCCAACACTTAACCCGTTGCCTTTTGGCTGGGTTCCAGTGTCGGACTCTGTGTATAGGTGATATAAAAGCAAACTGCCCTAAAGCAGTCATAGATTCTTCTAACCAGATTCTATTACTCTTAGATGATTGAATCCAATCGCTATAACTCATTCTATAGTTACAGTTGCCTTTCTTATAAAGTATTCACCAGATATCTTATCGTTCATCCATACCAAATTGTCACCTACTTCGAGACCCATAGCCTCTAATATCTTATCTGGAACGTATATACGTTTATATTGGTCAACAGTCTTTACATTACTGATTTGTTCTACATCTGAATTTTGTTGTGTCATTTTATCTCCACTTTCTTTGCACTTGTTTTCGATTTCTTTTCTATAGTCATGTCAAGTATTCCATTAACCATAGTTGCTTTCACTGACTCAGGGTCAATCTCGTAATCAAAAGTTCTGTCCCATGTAAAGTTCTTTCTTTCTGATTCTGCTTTAATGGTTACTGTTCTATTACTTACTTCGATATCTACCTGTTCTTTGTCTACCCCTGCCATCTCAGCAGTGATAGTAATGGTTCCGTTCTGTTCATCGACTTGAACGTTCTTATTTGGATTTGACCTTGTGTAGCGAGGGACTTCTACCATCTCTATTGCACCGAGAAGGTCCTGCCACATTTCTAACAGTTCTCTATCTCTACCTCTAAACATGTTTAGTCCTCTACTGCACTGGTTGATGGGCCATCTCCTACACGCTTCATTAACCTGAAGTATGGTTTGGAGGCACCTTCTTTCCAATAGGAGTTACGGAACATTACAAATTCCTCTCCTTCTTCGTTCTTACCTGTGTAATAAACGTTTCCATTCTTATCTGTGTTGCGGAACAATCCCGCTTTTAATTCAAGACTTGATTTTTTATCTGCCATAATTTCACATCCTTTGTAGCTTATACTCTATATAGATATATAAAGCTTTCTATCCGTGCATCGTTCCTGTAGGAGATGCTGTCTGACTGATGTCAATTTGAAGAAGTCTATCTCCATATTTATCCATCAGTTTATCAAGCACTTCCGTAAAGAATTCACGAACATCTACGTCCTCAGTTGGTGCTACTTCCAGCTGAAACGTCCCTACCCTCAATAAGTGGGTGAACTTGCTTGACTGAGCTTCCATTCGAGCTTGAAGAAGCTCTCCTGCCATTTCAGCCATTTCATTATCTTTATTAGAAGATGAATCTGTCATCTATTACCTCTAATTTTATCAAAATCTTTCTAAGATTTTTTATCTTTCCATCTACACCATCAATGGTGTTTTCGATGTCGTCTAAGCGCTGAGTTAAAAACTCAACCCTGTCGAGCACATCGTTGATATTCTGGACAAAAGGCCACCAGTTGCTATCATCGCTGTATCTTTCGTTTCTTTTGTGGATATCTTCGGCCCACCTTATGTGATGGTTTACCTTTGCGATATCCTCCTTGTTCTTTCGCATTTTTATTCCTCTTTAAAGCTTTCATTTTTATTTTGTTCTTTCTCGGATTAAGGTGTTCACCTTGTCCAGATATTGCGTCTACATAATACCTTATGTAACCCATGTAGTAATCTCTACAATTGTCCTCAGTTGGTTTCAGACCTCTCTCAGAGACCTTTGACATAATACTCATTACAGTAGAATTCTGTTTACCTTTCTTCCATATTCGAGTAAATTGTTCCCATCTATCATTCATCTTTATACCTCGATGGAACTGGTGTGCCTGTAGCGAGAACTCCTCCACAATGTGGACAATTGAATGTATTTGATTTCATCATACCTACATAATCTCTACCACAACGTCTACACCTCATAATATCCACACTCCTACAATCATACCTATACAGTAACCAAATATCATTCCTGACATATAGTCTACTACTCTTAGCTTTCTTTCTTCATTCCAGAATTCAGCCATTTAGTAACCTCGTATAACATATGTGACAGTAGGGATTACCTGCTGTGTCTCTGTATTTGACGTAGTTCATCGCTAATCTACATCTGCATGTGTTACATGCTACGGTATTAACCAAACATACTCCCTGCATCAAACTCGTGAGGCATAGGTGGTGCTTTTACTCCTTTACCTATCTTATCTAAAGACTCGATAGCGCCAGAATCTTTTGCTCTCTTAACCATCATCTCTAATAGTTTCACGTATGCTAACAGTGATAGCTCCTGCCATCGTTGTAGTTTGTATGTCTTTGCAACCTTTTCTAAGTCTTTACCCACATTCAGTATGTCGATAGAGTCCATCGCTTTCACCAGTGTTTCCCATTCAAACTTTTCTTCCTCTGTCAATAGTTCTTCCATTGAAAGATTCTTATCGTTTCCTTTGGCTAACTGGAGAAAACCTTCTAATAAATTATCCATTTATTCTACCACTAATCTATCTAATCTGTAACAACGTGGGTGTTGTTTAAACTGAGAAGCATACTGCTTCAAGTTATATCTATTGTCGTTACCGATAACGTAGAACTTACCTTCTGATGACATTCTAATATCTTCTGGTAATATTTGCCTTACAGACTTACTGTCTGAACTGTGCTTCCATGAAGCGAAGTCAAACTGTGTTCTGTTTTCAGGGTTGTATCTAATACTAACCTGCTTGTGCTTTCCTGTTTTTTGATAGTGCTTTACAGCATCCATCAGCTTGTTGATTTGTTCTGTTCTTTTCATTTAAATCACCTGTTAATGTAACCCATAACTACCCAGTATATAAGGCTTTCGCTACCCATACTGAGAGTTGTAAACTGAGAACCTTTAGTTGGTCTCTTATTGGAATTTCTAAGGGTATAATATCCATTTCATTTTTCCTTGTATGGTGTGCAGTGAACACACCTTCTGTTGCCTTCTATATCTACAAAAAATGCTCTCTTCAAGCATTTGTAACATTCGATTTGAACCATATTTATTTATTTAAACCACAAATAGTATGCGATTACCCCCAAACAAATTAGATTGCCGATTGTATATAAGATTATCGTCTTCATATTTATATCATCCTTCTTTTTTACTGGTTTTTGTATTGATTTTACTGTGAAATGAGGTATAGCTCTCCAACACTCATCACAAAGATATGCTCTAAGATGAGGCGCTTCGCTGGTAAAGTGTGTTTTACATCTGTTGCAGTTATGCCACAATACTTTATAGTAGGTTGGCTTCACGTGCCACCTCTATGTATGATTGATTAGCATGTAGTATAGGACCACGTAAGTCTTCAGGTATGAAGTGTAATCCTTCTACACCTATCTGCAAATCTTCCATAAATAATTTAATATATAAATTAAAATCATCAGTAATATAATGGTAACCATTAGCTATATCTTCTTCATAGTCTCTAACAAAGTTTATTATTTGATATGCTCTACCTAAAGCCCTTGCATGTCTCTCAGCTCGTGGGTCACAGCCTAATATAGATGCCATCATTACACCTACTGACTCAGCTGAACCTTTACAATACTCAAGCATAGACTTCACAGTATGTTCTTTCTTAACTAAATCAGTATACATAGCTAAATGAAAATCTGCTAACCATTCACCCTTGAACTGATACTTATCACTTACTTCATAGAATTGTTCTATTACTTCTCTCCAATGTGTGAAGTCAGCTAACTCAGCTCCTTCTACCATTTCATCACATACTCTTAAGTAAGCATATAACTTGTATATATCTTCTTTGAGTTCATCGGGCCATGTATCCATCGCTTCAAAAAATGTGGTGCTATATTTTTCCATTATCTCTTTCATTCTTTTGTCATTCCTCTTTCTTCAGCCATTCTTTGCAATAGCTTTTTACTTTTCATTTCACTTTTCAGCTTCTGCCAAATGAGATAGATAAATCCTATTAAGGGTCCATCTATTACTGCTATGAACAGTAGCCAGTCTGTTATTGTCATTTCTTAATCCTAACCTTCTTTATTGGTTTTCTTTCTATTACTCTGTTGAAGTCTACAAACTGTCCACCCTTCTCTGCTGAGGGGGGTAGAGTATATCCTTCATATGGTATCTTTGTTGCTCTCTTTTTCATATTACCTCTTCGTATAATTTGTGTAAGTTCCATCGTAGTGGTGCCTTGAGTCTTTCAACTTCAATAGCATGTTTATCAAACCACTGCCACTTCACTGATTTCTTATCGTATGCCTTACTATATAAGTATTTCGCTTGTGATGGTGTAATTGCATACACCTTTTTGTTTCTAAACTCCTCTCTTCGTATTAATATAAAACTCAGTCCACCTGCTCTCACTAATCTTTCTCCTTCCTTTACCTGATGAGGAGCAATAGAACGGGTATTACCATAATATAAAGGAAAAGAACTAAGATTCCGAGAAGTTTTAGCCTCCACCATAATTGGTCTACTTCTGTATACAGTGAAGAAGTCGGCTGGTTGCTTCTCTGCAACAGCAATTTTAACGAATCTATTAATGTCATTAGTATCCTGTATCCTGAACCACCAGATGTGTCTGCTGGATTTGAGTGAACGTCTGATTTCATTTTCAAAGTTCTTTCCTGTATCTTTTCTTCCCATAGCATTACCTCGCTAAATATTGTTAACACTATGTTATGCATTACGCATTATTTAGCAGTGCTATATTAATATATTATAGGGAGATATATAAAGCTTTCTCAATAGAGCTTAGAAAAAGTCTAAGATGTCTAATATACCTACTGAGCATGTTCCACATTGTCCTCCGTATAAATCCCATTCAGCTAAGGATATCCTCTTTCCACAAAACCTACAGTATCTATCTGTTAGCATTACTCTTCAAACTCTGGGTTCTCTTCTGACACGTGGTAGTTAACCTTTATCTGGTCTTCTGGTTGTTCTTCATCATGTTCTTTTACAACCGATACATCTTCCTGTGCCATAAACTGTTCAAAGAAACGTGAGTGGTCTAATAAATTCTTTAGTGTTTGGTTTTCCTGTCTGAGTTCAGCTAACATCATAACTACATTTTCCTGACTCTCAGCTCCATACACATCCCCTCTCGCTTCCTCTAATAGATGTTCATTCTCTGGTCTAAGCTTATCCATTATTCATCCTTTGGTTTGTTATACCAACCCATATCAACCACATCATCTACCCATAAGTCCTGTTCTTTCAAAGGCATCTGATAGTATATGATACTGGCTATGTTATCTATATAATCCTTCAACAATTCATTGTCTGCTTCTAACTGTTTTAATCGTGTAGTTAAACTACTTCTGTCTCTTTCCATTATTGTTCCTCGTCTAACATAATCTCTTCGTTATGTTTTGCATATACCATACGTCTCACCATCTTAATTGATTCCTTGATAGAATCATTACCTGTCGTATCTGCTATGTAGAAATCTAAATCATCTAACATCATACGTGCTACCATAGGTGAACAGTAGTCATGAATAATCTTCATGAAGTGTATTGCTTCACCCTTCGTTGTTGGCATCTGCTAACTCCTCTGGCATCCATAGGCCATCTTCGATTACCTGATGTAACCATCTGTCCTGCTCCTCTAAAGGGCACTGATAATATATCAGTCCTGCTATTTCATGAACTGCTACGAGCAGTCTATCTGTGTATTTACTCATTCTTTTTTTCCTCTGTATTTGCGTGGTCTTATCATAAGTTTCTTTGTTCGGTTCATACCAAACTTCTTATCTAACCATACTATCAATTCTCTTATCATTTTTCTTTCTCCGGTGGCCAATAGTATTCATACTCGTTTATGATTGCGAGGTCCATTTGTGCATCGTCATCGAAGTGCTGTTTATAAAAGTCGTAATCCTTACGTAATAGGTTTATTCGATGTGACTTGTGCAGTTCTGGATAGCCTAACCACTGAGGGAATACTATCGGCTTTTCTATTTCATACAATGACATCGTGTTGTTATAACCACGTGCCACCCACTCTTCTATCATACAGTTAGTATAATGTTTGAGTGCATTCTCATAACCAACCCACATTAAACGTGCTGGGTGGTTAAGCCAACCTTTCTTATCGTAGTCTGGACTGAGAGAGTTGATGAGCTGAAGCCCTTCTACTCTTTGCTTACCGAGACGACGGTAATCTAAAAGTTTGGCTGATGTTCTAAAGTTTTTTGTTGGTAGAAATGTTTGCATATTTTCAATTCCTTGTTATTATAATTCAATATATTTCAAATATCTATATAAAGCTTTTGGTGCAACGAAGAGAGAATGGCTCTCAGTTTATGGTGTGTGAATACGTGTGCTGATAATCAGTGAACGTGTCACTCCCATTGAGATATTTAGTCACTAACCCGACCAACTGGGTTCTCTTCACAATACCGACCCAAAAAGGTATTACCTGCTATAGAACAATTAGTTTAAAACATTATGCTCTGTCTGAGGTTCGCTTAACGTGGTCTCAAGGTGGACTTTCTTTGTATAACCAACCAAAGTCATCTGACAAAAGAGTCACGATACAATTACAGGGGTTATACAACTCAGTATAGGGAACCTCACTGCTTAGTTCCTGTTTTTCAAGGTTCCGAAGCGAGGTGCTTCCTAACTGAGGATAAGTGTTCGAGTCCTACTACCGCCATTATGATTAGGCTAAGCGTGGCCTTCCTGTTATCACTTATCTTTATCTATTCCGAGTTCAATATTCAAAGTCTTCGTTGCGTATAGTGGGGAACAAGCCGAGAGATATGAGCTAAACCGACCGAAACTAAGAAGTAAAAGGTTCTCAACTTATTCCCTGTCACCCTGCTAATGAAAGAACATGATTATCCACATCCACAATACCATAAAGCAAACCAGTAGTAGATACCAACCTGCTTCATCTAAATGTGGTGGGGCTTTCCAATTCAAACTTTAATCACCTTCCTTACTATTCTTCCTACTTTGTTAGCTAACTGAGCTTCATCATCTACATAAATCCAGTTAGTAAACATTCTATCCATGATAGATGTAGATGCACCACGAATACCAATCTGAATTATATTCCATCCTTGTCCTTCAAGGTGCTTTACTACTTTTGATACATGACCTACTGCTTCAAAGCCACGATACTTATCAGCTGAGGGTTCACCATCTGAGATAACAATCATAAGTTTGTTACTTGATGTTGATGGTGATTCACTCTTTACTTTGTCAGCTGAGGCTAAGATAGCCATACCATCTCTGTTCTCTGAACGTGCTCTCATAGCACCCATAGCTTTCAAATCCTGTTGGTAAGTAGGTGACCAGTATACTGACATATTGGTTGCCATCTTATCATCCCAGTCATAACCGTCAGCTGTGTGTCCAAAGACCCATAGGTTGAGAGCTTGATTATCTTTTAGTGCTTCTCGTAATGCTATAGCACACTCTCTCGCTTTCTTCATTTTACCGTAACCCATACTACCTGACTCGTCAACTAAGAGACATACATCTAATGGTTTGTCTTCGTCAACTACAATGTTTTTGAATAAGTCATCTCTACCGAGAGGTATCTTATGTAACATCTTTTTATCTAATCTACCTCTACGTTGATTTCTTATAGTGTGAACCTTAGTGTCACCGTAAAGAGAGATGCGTCTCTTTAGACCTGATATAGGTGCTTTCATAGATGTAATTGCCTCATCATATTGATGTGCCTCTCTTTCTGTATGACTTCGTTGGTTCTTCCATGTGACTTTAGTTCCTTGTTTTAAACCGAGAGCTTTGTCACCAGTCCACTTTTCTTCTGAGTAGTCACTGTCTTCTAAGTCTCTAATCTTTTTATCTAAGTCCATGTCAATCTTACCCATAGCTTTATCATAGTCAGTGAGTTCAACGGGATGTGAATCGAGACCATCTCTGATAACCCTCTGTTCACCATACCTACTTGTCCTCTCTGCACTTTTCTTTTCATCCTTGAGTAATTGGTCGAGCATCCTATCTAAATCTTTTTCTGATATTTCTTTCTCAACACCACTCTCTTTGTATGAATCCATGATTTCATCTAACTTTTCAGTTGCTCTTTCCATCATACTTTCTTCATCTTTCTCTTTAGATTCTTTTGCATGTTGTTCAGCTAACTGACGCATATACTCATACAATACTCGTATACAAAGAAGAGAACTTTCTCTGTCTTTGAGTCCATCCTTCAATGCTCTACCGAAGAACTGAATATGCTTTGCATGTTTCCTTTTACGTGTAGCATCTATGGACTGAGGATATCTAACCATCGCTAAGAGAGTGTTCAATACATCTGCGAACGGGTCTTTACATTCTTCAATCTTATGTCCATGTTTCTCAAAGTAATGTTCTTTCACTTTCTGGATGTAGTTTACATAACCTGCATGTGTCTTAGCCAACTGAGACTCTATATACTCATCTTCAATAATGTTACCAATATTGTGTAGTAGCCTCTCTTCAATGTGACTCAACATCTTATCATCTGCATACTCTCTTTCCCATTTAACTAATGGTTTAGTATGAACTAAGTGTAGCTTCTCGTGAATTGAGAGACCTGCTACTACATCTAACTTATCATCATTACTCTCTAACAAAGAACCATCAACATAGATAGTTCCTTTACTCATGTTAGATACATTCGAGCCGTCAGTTGAGAAGTTAAGAACATGTTTTACGTTAGGGTCTACTACTTTACAGAGAGAATCTAAGTGTCTCTTATGTTTTAACATACGAGCTGTATTGTCACTGTGTGATACTGAGGAACCCCAACCCCATGATGAGGTCATTGAACCTGAACCACCCCACCATGAAGCACCTCTGCCCCATGTGTAAGCGGAACCTCTGTTCCATACATCACCGTGAGATGAGACGGCTGGTGCTGGTGAACTGTAGGTCTTTGCAACTGATGGTGAGATAAATGGGTCTACAGTTTTGAAACTGACACCACACTCATTACAGTTACCATGACCGTCATCCTCAGCCCAGTCATCACATGCATAGCAGTAGTCTTCGTCGCTTTCCTCAGCCCACTCGTCTACTGAATCGCCGTAATCCATTCTTCTACTTCCTCCACTGCACTAACATCTTCTGCTTTAAACTTGAACTGAAAGCATTCTAAACTTTTCTTAGCTGACCCAACTGTGCACTTGTATATGAACATGTCTTCTGTTGAGACCAGTTCTGGTGCGAGTTGAGAAGCTTCGTTGCGTGACATAGTTGCTTTCTCTGGCACAATCAGTTCATCATCCTGTATCAGTCTACGTTTGTATGCACCGACATGTCTGCCATTTACCTCAGTCTCTGGGAATACATCTTTTAATATATGTCCTACCATAGTTGGTTTGAAACCAAAGCCTAACATTATTTTAGCTAACTGATGCCAATATGTATGCTTTCTCTTTAATACTTTCTTTTTTCGTCTTACCATTTTATACTCCATTGTCTTTATCGAACTAAGATAACCCAATCAGTCACCCATAGATTGAATGACTTGAACTATTCTTACTCTCTCAGTATCGTCACCACCCTGAATAGGGTAGAATGGTAGACAGGTATGTTTCAATGCATCTATCAAAGGCATCCCATCTACTACGAGTTCAGCTACCGCTAAACACATACGAGTTGAGACGGCTGTTGTTAGTTCGTCGGACTTGTATAAGTCACGCACTCTCTTTGCAAAGTCTACAATCTTCTCTGCGTTCCACTCATCTAACTGAGGGCTTCTAATCATAATCAATTCTTTTTCTTTATTCATAGGTAGATAATCTAATTCATATATACCACCAGTGAATCTATCTTTCCATGCTCTATCTAAATCATGTGATGCACCGAGATACTCTCTACCTATATTCGCAGTTGCGAAGAAGAAAGCTCGTGCGTCAACCTCAACTGAGTCAGCATCCTCACTCTCATCGAGAGCTAAATACTTCTGTCCATCTAAGACAGGCATTAAGATATTGGCTAAGTCACCTGTTCGGTCACGTGTTACCTCATCTAACATAATAAACGAGTCAGCTTGTATAGCCTTAACGAACCGAGACGGCTTGAACCATGTTCCATCTTCTTTGTTATACTTAGTATCACCTAATAGTTTAGCTGAGGGATTCATAGTATCACCAAAGTTAAAAGAATAAAACTCTTTACCTGTAATGTCAGCTAATATCTTACCGAGACTACTCTTACCACAACCTGATGGTCCTGTGATGAGAATGTTCTTACCTCTAAATATGTTTCTCAACATAGTATAGAAAGTCATATTGTCTGCGAATTTGAATTCTTCTGGCACATTGACTGAACCTTTCAGCTTAGTCATAACTGTGTCTTTTTCTACAACCACTTCTTCGGGGGTTGGTTCCTCTTCTGGCATGGGGCTCTCAGCTCCTACATCGAATAGGTCATCGAGTCCTCTGTGTTCGGTTTTGTCTTCCATATCTGTATCCCCATCTATAGGGTCCTTTATAAGCTTATCGTCTTCCACTCTCAGTTCATGTGTCCACGCTGGAGCATCTCCACGTGTCCATCTCTTAGTTCCACGTGAATCTCTCTTCACGTGCCATATCTTACCATCTCCTCCTTCTCTTTCTGTCCACTCATCATACCATGTTGCGGACTGAGACGGGGATGGTCTATCTGTTGCGTATCCTCTACTCATTCAGTTCGGTCTCCTTCTTCTTATCAGTTTACGGTCAACACGGCTTCGGTCATATCCATATGTCCTCTCACCTGTTATACCACCTGACTCTCCTTTCACTTCATACTTCTTAAAAGTATTAGTGATTGTGTTAATATCATTTTGCTCCATTGAACTGAGACTCGAAAAGAGTTTTGACAGATGGGTTGATACATCCCATGCATTGTCTTCTACGTCTCCGTAGATATGAGCTAAGAATTGTCTCAACTCAATGAAGCGTTTATCGTCAACTGACTGAACACTCAACAGAGGTAACCTGTCTGTGTGCTGAGTCATATAGTTATTGAACTTACCTACTGCGTCAATCAAGGTAACACCTCTCTGAACTGAGCAAAGGAGTCGAAGTTATGTGGATATAATCCATTGTTTCTTACGTTCCTGAAATAGGTCTCAGTTGCACGTATCTTACGAGCCTTGATTTGAGAACCGTCTCGGTTCGGGGTAGCTACGGTAAGTTGTTGTAGCTGTCTGGCGGATAGCTGTTTAAGCACATCAGCGAGTGCGTCGATTTTAGTCATGCTATCACAGAGTAGAAGCGCTATTTAAGCGTTTCGGTGGGTGTTGTATATAAGCTGAGACCAAAGCTTTTTATACTGAGGGTAGTGTATACTATATTTACTATATTAAGATATAGCTCTATTATGCAATATTGAACTAAGAGCTTAGTGTAAAGTGCATAGTAGAGCTTATCTTTATAGAGCCATATTAATATAGAGGTGAACTGTGTTTATGGTATTTTGCTCTGTTCACACGAAAAGAGAAAATTTTTTAGTAAAAAGCTCTAAAAAGCAAATTACTCAGCTCAATATACCGACGATGAGCTCCATTGAGCACTCTCACCTGATGCTCAACTGAGAAGTTTCTCACTACGGCGGTCCGACTACGCCGTTTCTCACCCCGACAGAGCGGTGCACCAACTGAGAACATTCTCACTAAGCGCTATCGAGCTAAGCTGAGAAAAAAAAATAAAATGAGAGACTAATAGAGCCTGAACTGAGGCCGTCCTCTCCTGTGGAAAAATAAGATGAGCCCCTGACTTATATACCACCGGTGGTAAAGCATTCCTTCCTCGATGTTTTTGCATTCGATAACGGAAGTCAAGGGGCGTCAAT